ATCAAGAAAGCTACTGCTGCCCGCGATGCTGCTCGCGCTGCTTCTAAGCGCGTGCCAGCAGACCAATCTCTCCCAGACGACGGCTTTAAACGCGATTAGCAAAGCCCCGTTCTGCGACGTAGCAGAACCATTTCGCTGGTCCGGCAAGGACACCCGTCCCACGCAAGAACAGGCCGTCGAGCATAATGCCGTCGGAAAAGAACTCTGTGGTTGGGGCAAGAAGTAAAGAAAGTCCTTTACATGCTCGATAACTTACTTAAGACTGTCCGCGCTGAGATATCAGCTCTGGGATTCGCGATTACAGAAGGACCGGTCCCGGATTATGCTACCTTCCTCGTTCTACGTGGCAAGCTGTTCACGTGGAAGCAAATGGAGGAGCACTTACTCCTTCTGCGCGAAAAGGAAGTTTATGGCGACGACGCTGATCCGACCTGATGGTAAGCCCGCAAAGAGCGAAACCAGTCGGCTTGCCCCCCTAGATGCTGCTTATGTCCGCGCCGAAGAGCGCGTACTAGACCCTTCCAAGCTCACCGATAGCATGTTGGCGCGACTGCCTCAGCCTGTCGGTTGGCGTATCCTCATCCTGCCCTATCAGGGCAAACAGAAGACCAAGGGCGGAATTATCCTAGCCGATGAGACTAGGGAACGCTCAGCCCTCGCTACGGTGGCGGGCTTTGTCGTGGCGGTTGGCCCCGACGCATACGCCGACAAGAACAAATTCCCTGCTGGACCGTGGTGTAAGAAAGGGGACTGGATCCTCTTCGGACGCTACGCAGGAGCCCGCTTCAAACTCGAAGATGGCGAGGCCCGTATCCTTAACGATGACGAAATCATCGCAACCATATTGGACCCCGAAGACGTGTTTAGCGTCTAAGGGCCATAGGAGTATATTATGTCTGAAGTTGAAAACATTCCGCTTGGAGATGGTGAGGACGAGGTTGAAGTCACGTTTAACGACGAAGACCCCAAAAGTACCCCAACAGTTGAAAAAGTTACCTCCGCAAAGCCCGAGGAAGGCGCAGACGGAGAAGGCGATGGGGAAGAAGACGACCTCAAGAAACACTCCAAAGCCGTACAAAAGCGCATCTCCAGGCTGACGTATGAGGCTAGGGAGAACGAGCGCCAGCGTGACGAGGCGGTAAAGATTGCCGCTGCGTTCAAGGAAGAAAACGACCAGCTCAAAAAGCGGTCCCTGTCCTCGGACAAGAGCCTTACCGTTGAGTACGAGAACCGCCTCAAGGCCCAGGAAACCAATATCAAGCGGGATCTACGGGCGGCCATCGAAAATGGTGACTCTGACGCCCAGACCAATCTACAGTCGGAGCTTGGCGCTCTGGCGGTTGAAAAGGAAAAGGTCCGCGTAGCCAAGCTGAATATCGAACGCTACGAGCGGGAGCATCCCGAAGGCGAGAAAAAGGAAAAGCCCGTTGTTACAGAGCAGGCTGCTCCTCAGGTTCGCCCCGACCCCAAGGCGCAAGCATGGGCGGAAAAGAATGAGTGGTTCGGCACTGACACAGGTATGACGAATACCGCGTTCGTGTTCCACAAGACCATGGAGGAAGAAGGCGACATCGAGCTTGGTTCTCCGGATTATTACAAGGAACTGGATCGGCGCATGGCGCTGGCCTACCCCTCCAAGTACAAGAAGGCCAAGGAAGTCGACGGTGAAGAAGTCACCACCACTGAGCGTCGTACTACGACTCAGACAGTGGCCGGTGGTCGTCCTGCCCAGACCAGCAATGCTGGGAAAAACAAGGTCAAGTTGACCCAGAGCCAAGTAGCCATCGCCCGCCGTTTGGGCGTCTCATTGGAAGATTATGCAAGTCAGTTGCGAATCCTCAGCAAGTAAGGTATGAATAATTATGGTTGACAAGACCCCACGTTCCGAAGAGACTCGTGCGAAGGACTCACAGCGTAAGCCGTGGGTTCCCCCGTCGTCCCTCGAAGCGCCCCCTCCGCCCGAGGGTTATATTCACCGCTGGGTTCGAGCAGAAGCCAACGGTAAGGACGACCGGAAGAATTTTTCCGCACGACTTCGCGAGGGCTTTGAGCCTGTCCGCGCCGAGGATCATCCAGACTTCCATCTCCCCACCATCCAGGATGGCCGCTTGGCCGGAGTGATTGGTGTAGGCGGGCTGATTCTGTGTAAGATTCCTCTAGAGACTGTCCGGGAACGGACTGCTCACTATCAAGGTGTCACAGCCGACAGGATGGACTCCGTTGATAATGATCTGCTGAAAGAATCAAATCCGCTCATGCCGATCCATAAACCAGATCGGCGATCCAAAGTTACTTTCGGGAGTTCTGAGTAATACCGCTCAGGACACATAGGAAAAGGGTTTAGCCGATGGCTAATCTAGACCAAGCATTCGGCTTGCGTCCCTATAAGATGCTCGGTGGCCGTCCCATGACTCATGGGGCTTCCGCACATCGTCTCCAGACGACAGGTGCTGCTGGCACCACGAGTGTTCTCTATCAGGGCGAGCCGGTTATCGTACTTACTACCGGTCTTATCGATGCCCCGGCTTCGGCTGCGGGTGGTACTGTCCCACTCCTCGGCGCGTTCTGGGGATGCGAATACATTAACCTTGACGGCAAGCCCATGTTCACTAACAAGTGGCCTGGAACTGCGGCTGTCAAGTCTGGCACGGCGGCTTGGGCCTTCGTGTACGACGACCCGGACATGCTGTTCCTCATCAACTGCGACGCGGCTGCTGCGGACACCATCATCCACGCCAATGCGAACTTCGCAACGGCGATTACCGGCAGCTCCATCACTGGTGTCTCTGTCGGCGAGCTGGCTGTTTCTACTGCCAACACGACCGCTGCCCTCAACATGCGTATTCACGGGTTTGAAGATAGCCCGCTGAACGACGATGCTGCGAGCGCAGGCCGTCTGGCAATCGTACAGCTTAACGTCCACTACTACCGTGCCACGACCGGCATCTAAGGGAGTATGACAGATGGCTATTTCTCGCAGTCAACTCCTTCGTGAGCTGGAACCCGGCCTGAACGCACTGTTCGGCCAGGAGTACAAGCGGTATGCGGAAGAGCACACCGACCTCTTCGACACCGAGTCCTCGGACCGCGCGTTCGAAGAAGAGCTGATGACCTACGGCTTCGGCACTGCCCCCGTCAAGCGTGAAGGCGAAAGCATCGCGTACGACTCGGCTGGTGAAGGCTGGACGGCTCGCTATACCCACGAAACGATTGCTCTGGCATTCGCGATCACTGAAGAAGCCATTGAGGACAACCTCTATGACAAGCTCAGCTCGCGCTATACCAAGTCGCTCTCGCGTTCGATGGCCCACTCCAAGCAGGTGAAAGCCGCTGCTGTCTACAACAATGCCTTCAACTCGTCCTTCGTGGGCGGTGACGGCAAGGAGTTGCTGGCAACGGACCATCCCCTCGCTGCCGGTGGTACTTGGCAGAACGAGCCCACCACTCCTGCTGACCTGAACGAGACCTCTCTCGAGCAGGCCATCATCGACATTGCTGCCATGGTCGACGACCGTGGTATCAAAATCAACCTCAGCGCCAACAAGCTGATCATTCCTGTCGCGCTCATGTTCACTGCCGAGCGTGTCCTGAACAGCAACCTTCGCCCTGACACTGCCAACAACGACGCTAACGCTCTCAAGAACATGGGAATGTTCTCCGGTGGCGCTACCGTCAACCACTACCTCACCGACCCGGACGCTTGGTTCATTCGGACCGACTGCCCCAACGGCCTGAAGCACTTCAACCGCGTTGGGATGAAGACGGGCATGGAAGGTGACTTCGATACCGGCAACGTCCGCTATAAGGCTCGCGAACGGTACAGCTTCGGCTGGTCCAACCCGCGCGCTCTGTACGGCACTCCCGGCGCTTAATCCCAGCTACCTTGGGACCTACGGAAAGGGGCGGCTTGCGAGCCGTCCCTTTTCTATGTAGAGTATCTGGATACCGGGTATCACTTGCCCTGTGGACCGTCCCGGCGGACGCTGCACAGACTACGGGGCGCATCGTGCAGGAGCCTTAGATGGCAACGACTACATGGTCTGGCCCGCTTGTATCCACGGGCGGCTTCACTGGAACTCTCACTGGTGACATCGTTATTCCTACCGCTACTGTCGCTGCCTTC